ACATAGGGTCATGGTGTCTGGCTCTTCGTTGCTCATGTCCATTTGTGTCATTTGAGGCGCATTATCAACCGGCAATCCATTCTCTTGGGGTAATATGTCTTGATTGCCGCTCATGCCAAAGCCATCGCTTCCTTGGGGCGGCATCATGCCTTGTTCTTGTGGCATGCCCATGGAATGTTCGCCGCCATCACCAAAAGGCATAGGCTGGCCCATTTGTTGGTCGCCACCCATTAATTGCTGTTCTAAATCCATCATGGCGTTGCGCTGGTTTATCTCGCGTGAGTGCTCGATTAACTCATCCATTTCTTCTTGGTTTAATACAGTGCCGTTTGATAGTTTGTATAGGGTGTCTTTTTCGTATTTTCGTACAAAGTGGTCAATGATGGTAATGGATTCGGCATCGGCCCAATTAAAGGGATCGTCTCCTTCATCGGGTTGCACGGCTAGTGCGATTTCTTCTTCGCTGGCCGTGGTGCTCGATGAGCGTGCAATCTTTTGCTCGACTTCTTTTCCGTATACTTCTTTGAACTTAGCCCTGGTCATCCGGGATATGAACCCGCAGACACTGCCATCAGTCTTGTTAACGGTTTCAGCGCCCACATCCCAATAGCAGCGCGTTGCATCTTTGAAATAATGATAGACAATATCTAGGTCAAATGATTTGGCGTGTGAGTAATCTGTACCTACGAAGAACGCACCAAAGCCGCCAATGGCTGCTTGTCCGGCGGACACTTGGTAAACAGTTGCGGTGTTATTGGAAAACATGATGTCTTTAGTAACTAGCTCTCTTGTGCTTGCTACTTTCTCATCGCAATTGGTCATTGGAACGACTTGCAATTGAGGGGTATTTTGTTGTTGTTCACCCAATAGGGAATTTGACATTGTGCCAAGCTTGTTTGCTGTGAGCGGAACTTTACGAAATGTTTTAATCATGTCATCTTCTTCGTCCGCGCTCCATTGCTGGCCTAGAACAAAGGTATGCATTTCATGGTATTGGTCAATATTTTGCTTGAAGTAGGCACGCCATTTTTCACAAGATACGCGTGCTTGTCGGGCTATTTTCTCATTTAATTTGGCCATTTGTGCAATCCCTTGTTGTGTGTTTAAGTGTCCTACTTACAACTTTTTAAGCGACAATCGGCGGGAATTGCACCGGATAATCTCACACCCGGATAGCGTACGTGAGTATTACTATCTCTCCTCAGGTTGCGTGTCTCACCACGCCGCGATTGTCATATTCTCTAAATCAACATCCCCGCCGTTCTATCCGGCAATCTATTCACTTCATAGCCACCATCAGTCACATATTCACCCCCATAAAACGTGAGCATTAATGCATCTGACGTATCAGGAGATAAACAGCCACGCTTCTTGGCATCATCTTTGCTTTCAATCTGCAATCGGTCACTTGAATCGTATTTATATCCAAGTCCCACCAAATCAGTTTGCAGCTCATCACTATCGGGAATCTCAACGGGCATATCTTGTATAAGCCAGTCGCGCATCCAATCCCATAGCTCCGCACGTAAATTCTTGTATTTAGCCGGTTCCGTAGCTTTTCTAGCCACATTGACACCCTCTACTATGTCACACCCTAGCTCATGGAGTCTATCGACAACGCCAGCACCTATGCCTATGGAATCGATACAGACGCGTTTTGGGTGCTCTTTGTCGATTATACGCTTGATGATACCGGCTAGCTCCATGGTGTCAATGTTGTAATGCGTTTCAAGCTTAAACGCCCGTCGTCCGCTGCGTCTGATAATTGCTGTTCGGTCATCGCCCTTGCGTGCGGGGTCAACACCTATTACCAAATTAGATTGACTCTCAACCGTGGTGTTTCGTGCTTTCACAACATGTTCAACTTGAATGAATGTATCGGTGATTGAGGATAAGAACGCCTCATCATCCGTCATTGGGTATTCTTGGCGGAACTTACGACACTTCTGCTCGTAATCGCCTTTGATATCCTGCATCTTAATGCGACGCCAATTCAAATGCCCAGGCTTTAGTCCATTAGGGCCGAACTTCTCAAGCCATTCGGTTTCCTCTTCAGTAGGTCTAAAGCTTGCATCATCAATGCAATACTCATCCTGCCAATACCATGGCACGAATATTGCTTGATAGCGTGATTTACCGTTCTTTGCTTCCTGCCAGTCGGAATAGAAATCATTGGCTTGACCATTGGCTGTGGATTCTTTGATGATTTCAGTGTCATCAATCTCGGCTACTGTATTCATGAGGCCCATGCCAATTTTGGCGGCGTCCTTATAGAATGCGTATTCGGATAAGTGTAGGTATTGGTTGGTCATGCCTCGACCTACTTCCACGCTGCCAGCGGTTCCTACCCGATACCCTGATTCAAGGCCATCATACATCAGTGTGTTGTCATTCTTTTTATCAGGTTGTGGGAATATGGCTTTATCCATGTTCTCGCTGTAGCGCTTAGTCATCTCGAATAATGCGCGTGTTGAGTCTGCATGGTGGGTTAGGATAAATGACTTTTTACCGCGCTTGGTGACTGTCTTATGGAAATATCTAGCCTGTACATAGGTGGAGCATCCCTGTTGGCGTCCTTTTAGGATTAATGCACGTACTTTTCCCGTGGCTTGTAATTGTGCCTCTAGGCGCTCATGGATATATTGTTGTGCCCTATTGAATTCGAAATGGCGTGATGCGCCTGATTTGTCATGGATGATTAGGAAGTTTTTAGCGAATAGGGGTAATGACTTTAGTATGCGTATTAGCTTGTCTTCAGACATGCTCCATCCTTTTCTAAAACAATTTGACATCCTGTTTCTTTGATGTGTTCGTTGATAATGCTCAAGCAACATCTTTCAAATAATTCAACTTGTTTTTTTAATAAATCGTTTTGTGCTTTATCTGTTTTTGATGCAAGAGATTCCCAGTCATCGGCTAAAAGACATTCTAAATTGATAGTATCTCCAGGAACATAGACCATGCTAGTACACCAGCTTTTTCGCTTAATGGCATAGCCCTTTCTAAAATCATCAATTACTTCTTCAAATCTCATTTCTCAATCAATCCTTGGTCTTTTAGAAATGGCGAGACACGGCGGCGACGTCTCCGCAACCCCTGGGATTCGAACCCACGCGCACCTCCATAAGTTTTTAATCTTGTGCGTGCTTAGTAAGTCTTTCGTGTCTCATAAACTCTATTCAATCAATCCTTAGTCTCTTCGCCAAGAATATCATTTAATCGGTCAACTAGTTTTTGGGGTATTTGATCGGCCCCTTTCAGCTCAGATACTACCGAAATAATTTTAAGCTGTATGATGTCTTTTTTGGTAGGAAAAAAGCATGTGATAAACAGCATAGCCATTGATGCCGCAAACACCTTAAGCATTGACCTGGCAAACATCCATGCATTGTCATGGTCTTCTTTGTGGCGGGCATCTGTCTTTTGTCCTAGATAAATAAATCCACCAATAACAGAAACCACAAGCCCTATGATGCCCAGCATCCCAAAGAAGCAATCAAGATTAGGTAACACAACCAACCAAAAATAATTTTCCATCATTCAATCAACCTATCAAGTAATTTTTCAACCAATGTTTCACTAGTACTTTTTTCTTTAGGCGCTTCTTCAGCAGCCTTCCCATATTGCTTAGGCAATAACTTGGCAGCTAGCCATTTACGTGTATCGATACGCAATCGACAGCGATTAATCCATTCGGTGTTACACGCCTCAAATCCGTGCTCATTAATTACCGTGTCATTCGTTGAATCATCAGCTATACCAAGACATTCTTCAGCCAATAAATCAGCCTGAAAGAGTTTGGCTTGTGCGTATGCGGTCGAAAACTCAGGATGTTTGTAACGCCAAAGATTCACAGTGGATTTAACAGGCATATCATCATACATGACGCATAATCTATCAAGCCCCATAGTTGACGTTGCCACCCTTTCACATATAAGGGCAGCAATATCTTCATTGTAATCCGTTGGTCGACCCGTTTTCTTTTTATCTTCAGGTCGTTTTCTCGGAGTAGCCATTACTAGGGCCCTTTTTGCTCGTTGCGTTTCTCACCCTTCATATCGCCACCCGCTTCACCTGGCATGCAATACTTAGGCTGCATTTTATTTTGCTGCTCAACACGACGACCAAAAGCGCTAGGAACGCCATTGTAATGCGTGTTGCCGCTTGCTGAATCATCAGATGTATAATCTTTAACTTCGCTCATAATAAACTCTCCATGTATATAATTATTAATCGATTAATAAGTGTGAGGAACATGCTGAAGGCTACTACATGATTTACGAACTGCGCCACAGTCAACCCCACAAGCCAAAGATATCACAAAGCACAGTTATCCACAAAATCTGTTGATAGTTAAGTGCATAACACCAGCAACGCCACACATACACTAAACCCCTAAACCCCAAACCCAGTTAACCAGAGAGAATCTTTTTCAAGCATTTATTACAATAACACTTGCTACATACAATAAGTCTTGCTATACTTTCTTCATCAACTAACAAGGGGTGAAAAATGAAAAAAGCAACAATGACTACAGTTAAGTCGTTTGTAAAGAAGAATAGCGGCAATTTATTTATCAATATCAAATCAAGTTTCAATGGAATGGTTGATGGGTGCGATTACCACAAGGGTTCGCAATTTCAGAAAGCGGAACATAAAGAATTGCATATTGAAAATACACTAGGTGTTGACGGCGCCTGGTTTGTTCGTGGCCGAAGCGGTGATTCAGTTACAGCGTTTGATGATGGTGAATATGTTGGTTTTGATATTTATAACTGTTGTGGTTCATTTATATTGGCAATCAAAGCGGCTTAATTGCCGCTCAACTAAGGGTTAATCATGAAAACAGTAAGCGATATAACTTTATACGATTTAATGGCTGAAGACCTTGATGTATGCGTTACAAGCAATAAGACCTCTGGATTTGATTTACAGATTGATGGTGAGAATGGTGAGTCACTGGTTGACGAGAAAGGAGTGCACTCATGTGCCGCTGATAGTTTTGCTGACTTTTGCCGTCGTTATTTGGCATGCTACGATAAGGTGACTGCGCAATGAGAGAAAAATACAGTTGCTACGAGTTTGAGGTTTTCCACGAATTGGTTCCTGTTTGGGCTGCTACGGGTAAAACAGATAAAACGGTTGATGGGTTTGTTTATAAAATTTATGGTGAAGGGTGTCAGCCATATTATGACGGCGTTATCGATTCAAGCGAATGGTTTGAAACAGAACAAGAGGCGCGCTTTGCAGCAATAGGACATATTGATTTATTAGAAAATGGAGAAGGCTAGCATGGATAATATAGCATCCGGTTATTTAATTTTTAGGGGTCATGATGATAAGGAAATGCTTAGTGAAAGCATTGCTTGGCCGTTAGTTAAAAAAATATTGAATCAAATTGTAGATAATTGTAATGAGTTGCCAGAAGATCAATGTTATTCAATAAAATGGGAAATTATCAAGGGGAATTTGACATGATGAAATACATAAAATGTTGGATAAAAGGACATCAATTTTTGATGAATTATAACGAGCAATATCGTTGCTATCACCAGTCAAGCAACGACGTTTGCAAGTGCTGTAAACGAAAAAGAAAAGTTTAATCTCTTTTCATTAACGATTTAGCAACAGGTCCTTTAGGTGATAAGGTAGGCTCGAAACTGACCTTTTCACCTTCTTTCAAGGTCTTAAATCCTTCGTTCTGAATTTCCTTGAAATGTATAAAATAATCTTTGCCCTCGGCCTCTACAAATCCAAAACCTTTAGCGTCGTTGAACCATTTTACTACACCATGAATCATTTTTAAGCTTCCTTTTTAATTTTCAGTTTATCTCTGGCTTTTTTGTTTAGATCAGTTAATAAAATCAAATCCTACCCACTAAATTTGCGATCTCAGCCACTTTTACCTATACCCCTATACCTTTTCATGGGCAAATCAGATAATGGCCTGTATGGGCTTGTATGGCCGTTTGCATAATCTGGCATTTCAGATTCTTTCCAGGCTAGCACATGGCATTCTAATGCCTCATCAGAAATTAGCCCGCTTAACATATCGTTTTTGTCGTCTAAGCTCAATAGCCTGGTTGAGATTAGATTAGGCGATACACCTAGCTTGATACCGATGTTAAATAACTTCTTTTTGCATTGTTCCGCTGTCAGCACTGTAAAGCTCCTTGAGTCTTTCGGCTACAGTCTTATGATTCCCTGTCTTAATCGCATTTTTTATAATGCGAGTAGCCTTTGCGTCATTTGCAATGAGATCTTGTTTTATTTGTTCCTGTTCTTCATCTTTTTTTCGTATGGAAGCCGTC